CAACTACGGAGCATCAAGTGCCACAGGCTACTGCGGAGCATCAAGTGCCACAGGCTACAAAGGAGCATCAAGTGCCGACAATGCAACGACAGTTGCCATTGCATGGGGAGCTTGTTCCAAAGCTAAGGGAGTGATCGGCTCTCACTTGGTTTTCGCCGACTGGGAATACAACGGTAATGCAGATGATGACGATTTTGAAAAAGCAGATGCAGGAATTGATTCATGGACTTTCAAGGGTGCAAAGATGGTTAGAGTTGATGGCGAAACCATCAAAGAAAATACATGGTACACAATCAGAAATGGGGAGGTTTTAGAAGCACAATGACGCAGAAGGAGAGGATCATTGATGGCTATAAGCATCTGCTGATGAAATACAAGGTTGGAGGTAAGAAATGAAAGTAACAGATATTATCCATAAGATTTCCAATATAGTTTGTAGAATGCCTGACACTCTTTTCCCGACTAGTGTAGCTACAGCTTGGAATGTTGGCGAGATCAATGCATTATGTTCTTTGCTATACGAATATGCAGGAGTTGGAACAGGAGCAAATTATACTATTGATGAATCCCTTCATGTCTGCATAATTCGCGAGATCACAATAGGAAGCCACACAATCTATCATGATAAAGCACTTGATCAGGTGGAAATTGATGCAGCACTTGAAGAATATGAATACCTTGAAATTTAGCTAAATTACAGCTCCGCACGGATTACCCTTTGGGTAATGCAGGTTCGACTCCTGCACGGAGTGATCAGGTTTGCGCAGACCTTGTAACTATTGGAATAGCACAAGAAAGGAGCACACATGTTAGAGTACATAACCGAAGAGGTCGGAAGAATTAGAACTGAAAAAATCAATTTTATACCGTATTTTTACGCTGCTGACATTTGCAGAATCCTCGGAAAAGGCACATGGACAGGTACATATGCGCAGAGATATGCAGGAAAAGAGCATATCAAGCAGATTAAGAATGGCTTGAAGAAAGCAAATCTAGTTGATCTTGACGGAGTAATAAATTTGTGTGAGAAAGCACAGGCAAAGACTAGCAACTTACTTATGGGGGTAGCAAATAGAATCCACTACGATGTCGCGTATTTAGAGGATTCGCCCAGTGGAACAATTTATCTTCCCCTTTTTAAGGGTGAACAGCAGGACTATGAAAACGATGCAGGAGATTTTAAGGTTTTCCATCACGCGATTTTTGGGAAAATCAGAGCAACATTGATTGACGAGAATATGTATTTCTACTCAACAGATATCTGCAGGGCTTTAGGCTTTAAGCGATACGGAAGCGTATATACTAACCGCTATGCAGGAGAAGAAAACTTGAAGCAGATTGTCAGCGAGTCAATGAGAGGCACACGTTGCATCAATGTTATAAGCATTGCAGGAGTACGCAATCTGTGTCAGCGTAGCAAGCTATCTCCAGATACTATATCAGATTTCTCAAACTGGCTGCATAACGCTACAAAGCAGGAAAAAGAGCCTGAAAAGCCACAGGCAGAAGAAAAGCCAGTAGAAGAGATCCCGCTTGCCAAAGCTAATAGATATACCGCCAAAGAACCTATTTTGATGGAAGAAGTAAAGCAGGAACTAGAAGAGCATGAAGAAATCAAGGAGGAAGAAACAATGGAATCAAACGCAATGAAGATTTTTAGCAATCCAGAATTTGGAGATATCAGAACAGAGGTTATCAACGGTGAGCCGTGGTTTTGCCTGAGTGATGTATGCAAGGCATTAGAGCTTGAGCAGGTAAGCAGAGTCAAAGCAAGACTTAATTCAGCCGGGGTTACTACTAGTAAGGTAGGGGTGCAAACAGGGCTGAAAGCAGATGGAACACCATCCATTCAGATTGTATCAATGAGTTTTGTCAACGAAGCAAACCTCTACAAGACCATCTTCCAGAGCCGCAAGGAAAGTGCAGAACGCTTTACAGACTGGGTTGCAGGTGAGGTACTTCCTTCAATTCGTAAGACTGGCAGCTATCAGCAGACTCCACCGCTTACAGCAGCAGAACAGATACAGCTAATTGCGAAGGGGTGTGTAGAGCTTACACAGCAGGTTGCCACCCTTGGGGCAGAGGTAACAGAGCTGAAAACAGATATGCCGCTGTATGGATGCGAGATTGACGAAGTACAGCAGCACGTAAAGCGTAAGGGTGTACAGTGCCTGGGCGGTAAGGACAGCGAGGCATACGCAGACGGTAGTATCAGAAGCCAAGTGTATAAGGACATTTACAGCCAGTTGAAAAGAGAGTATGGCTGCGTGAGTACCTACAAGAGTATCAAGCGTAAGTATATTGCAGATGTACATGATTTCATTGACTGCTATCAGCTTCCGACAGTACTTGAGGAGCAGATCACGGCAGCCAACGCACAGCAGAGATTATTTTAAAGGAGGACAAAATGATGTTAAACGAGATTAGAGAGTATTTCAGCGACAAGCAGCGTGAGGCATTGCCACTTATCATCACCGAGGCGGCAACCCTGCCGAGCAGCTACAGAACATTCTTGCTTGGTTATACCTCAGGCATGGCAGACGCGGCAAGACTTGAGGTAATGCGCCAGGCGAAGAGGGAAGCAAAATGAAGGTGATTTGGCAACCCACACTAGAAGCAGAAAAGCTTGTAAGTAATGCAGAGAGAGCATTACAGTGCCAGATTTCAAGAGGATTCAAAGCGCGACTTGAGAAGGAAGCGAAGCGTGAAAAAATTCTTGATGCAATTGCTAAGGGTATCTCAGACCTGATTCTTGGATGTGTTATCTTTGGCAGCTTGGCAATAGCATTATACTTTGGTTCAAAATAAGGAGGATAAAAAAAATGAGCAGTGTTACAGGATATGTTTTGACAGGAAATGACGGAAAGCCGTATTACAGCTTGGCTATCACAAATACAGAATTGATTGAAAGACTTCACCAGTACTTAACTGATGCAGCGGCAGACGCAATGGACATTCAGCATTACAAGGAAGCAGAGGAGCTTCTTCACAGTGCAAACAACCTGAGTGATCTTATCATAGAGGCAGAGGCAGAAGAGGGAAGCGAGGTAGAAGAGTAATGGGATTTTCACTGTATGAAATCAATTCGCAGATTGAGCAGGTATGGGGCGCAGCAGTAGACCCAGACACAGGAGAGATCATCAACGAGGAAGCATTGCAGGCGCTTGACGGATTAACAATGCAGCGTGAGGAGAAGCTTGAGAACCTGGCATTATTTTACAAGAACCTTTCAGCGGAGGCAGAAGCATTAAAAGCCGAGAAGATGCGCCTTGCAGCACGTCAGGCGGCAGCAGAAAAAAAGGCAGAGGGTATTAAAAAGTATATTGCAGCGTCTATGGATTCCGCAGGGGGCGAGAAGATCAAGACAAGCAAGGTTGCCATTGGTTGGAGAAAGTCAGAAAGCGTCCAGATCAATGCAGGGGCATTCCTGCCTGACGAGTACCTTACCTACGAAGAGCCAAAGCCTAATAAGGCAGCAATTAAAAAGGCATTAAAGGCAGGTACTTCCATTGATGGTGCAACACTCGTTACCACAAATAATATTCAGATCAAGTAAGCAGGGGGGGAAGAAGGAATGGAAGAAATTATTAAAATTAACTACGAGTCAGAGCAGCCTACTGTATCAGCCAGAGAATTGCATGAGGGATTGGAGATCTCTGAACGTTTTCAATCATGGTTCAATCGCCAGTTACAATATGGATTCGAAGAAAATACAGATTATGTAGGGTGTAAAGAATTTAACACCCTAGCAAGACAGGAATTGCAGGACTACAAAATCTCCATCGACATGGCAAAGCAGATTTGCATGATTCAGCGTACCGACAAGGGCAAGCAGTACCGCCAGTATTTCCTTGATCTGGAAAAGGCATGGAATACTCCAGAGCAGGTAATGGCAAGAGCCTTAAAGATTGCCAATAATGAGATTGAGAAATTGAAAACTGATAACCGTGTACTTATTGCAGATACCGAGCGTATGAAGCCAAAGGAAATCTTCGCAGATGCCGTATCATCCAGCAAGGATTCCTGCCTGATTGGAGACTTAGCGAAGATTATTTGCCAGAACGGTTACAAGATCGGACGGAATAGATTATTTGAGTGGATGAAAACCAACGGCTATCTTATCAAGGGTGGAAGTAGTAAGAATATGCCTACTCAGAAAGCTATGGAAATGAAATTGTTTGAGGTAAAGGAAACCACAATCACTGCCCCAGATGGAAGCACCAACGTTAAAAGGACAACAAAAGTAACTGGAAAAGGGCAGGTATATTTTGTGAATAAGTTTGCAGAGGTGGAAGGATGAATAAGCGACAGAGAAAGAAGCAGTTCAAGAAGCTTCACGGCATGAACCCAAAGCAGTATTTCCTTGAGAAAGCAATGCCAGAAATTGTAAAAGTTGTAGTAGATGTGGCTACCGCCATGGTTAAAGTATTGTGCAAGCTTAACGGTACTCTTTGGGAGATTGCCAGAGTACGGATGGCAAATGCTAACCTGCTGAAAAATCTCACAGAGCAGCGAAAGCAGGGGAAGAGAAAGAAAGGAAAATGGAGTAGATGAAATTTAGAGCATTGACAGCGGATGATGTGGAAGTGCGCATCGCAACCGTAAAGAAAAGTGGTGTATCACTCCTGCTGTATAAAGATGCAAGAGTAGATCAGAATATCTTAGATGATACCGTAGGAGCTGATAACTGGCAGAAGAAATACGAGATCATCGGAGGCAACCTCTTTTGCAGCGTAGGCATTCGAGTGCTGCACGAAGATTCACAGGAGAGAGAGTGGATTTGGAAGCAGGATGTCGGTGTGGAGAGCTACACCGAGAAGGAAAAGGGACAAGCTTCAGACGCTTTCAAGAGAGCGTGTTTCTGTTGGAGCATTGGAAGAGAGCTGTATACAGCACCATTTATTTGGATTCCTGCCGATAAGTGTAAGATTGATCAAGTCGCAGGCGATTACCAGAGGTATACCTGCTACGAGCGATTCCGCGTAAAGAGTATGCAGGTTGAGGACGGCAAGATAACCGCCCTGGCAATCACTAACGAGCGTGGAGTTGAAGTGTTTCAAATGGGAATGAAGAGGGTAGAACAGAAGGTAGAGCAGAAGGAGCTTAAACCTATGCTTGTATCTGCCGATGAAATTAAGATCATAAGGGCAGAGTTAGCTAGAACAGGATTGCCTGAGGACACCATTTGCGCAGCGTACCATATCGCAAAATTAGAAGAAATGACACTGGGGCAGTTCCAAAACTGCAAGAAGAGATTACTTGCGACTAAGACGAAGGAGGAAAAATAATGGCAAAGTTGACACCATTGAAAGCAATCCGCGCCAAGTGCATGGATTGCACAGCAGGGCAGTTTATCGAGATTCGCCTTTGCACCTGCACAAAATGCCCTCTGTACGAGTACAGAATGGGGAAGCGTCCTAAGGGTGAGGAAAGTATCACTGAGGAAGTTGAAACCGAGAATAGCGCAGATAGCGCAGTGTTTTTTACCGTAGGAGACGGATTTGGAGGAGCAGGAGATGAATAAAGTAATTTTGATGGGAAGATTGACACGTGATCCAGAAGTGAGATACACGCAGGGCGCACAGCCCCTTGCAATCGCCAGATATACACTGGCAGTAGACCGCAGAGGTAGCAAGCAGGGTGAGCAGTCAGCAGACTTTATCAGCTGCACAGCATTTGGAAAGAGTGGTGAGTTTGCCGAGAAGTATCTGCACCAAGGAATGAAGATTGTTGTTGTGGGTCGCATTCAGACGGGAAGTTATACCAACCGTGAGGGTCAGAAGGTCTATACAACTGAGGTTGTAGCAGAGGAAAATTATTTCTGTGAGAAGAGAAGTGAGGGTGATTCACCAGTGCCACACCCAGTTATGGCAGAGGCGCAGAAGAATACACCACCAAGTCAGCATAAGGACGGGTGGATGAATATTCCTGATGGTGTAGAAGATGAAGGCTTACCATTCAATTGATTAGGAGGCACACATGGAAGTATCAGGAAGGTTTGATGCAGTATCTCTCACAATGGAGGGTGGCTTAAAAGTCACCTTCCTGATAGCCGATAAGGAAAAGGCATTGCGAGAGATTGAAGCTATTAAGGATGCGCAGGAGCTTATAATCACTGCCAAGCCACACAAGGCGAAGCGCAGCCTCGATGCAAACGCTTACTTTTGGGTGCTGTGTGATAGGATCGCAAAGCGGTTAAGCTCAGACAAGTGGACGATCTACCTCTTGCAGCTCTCAAAGTATGGAGTATTCGCAGACCTGAGAGCAACCGCCCAGGCACTTGAAATTTTAAAGGATAAGTTTCGATACACTGAGATTTTGAGTGCAGAGGGAGAAAGTTATATAGTGCGATGCTACTTTGGTTCATCCACCTACAACACGAAAGAAATGAGTGATTTGATACATGGCACGGTATCGGACGCAGAGTCATTGGGCATTGATACCATCACCCCCGAAGAATTAGAGAGGATGCTTGCTATCTGGAAGGGCAGTAACAACATGAAAGATTACTGATAGCGTTTAACCCCCTCGTAGATGCCTTTTAAAGCGATTTGAGGTTTTAGGTGATAACTTATAGCCTAAAGCACATCAAAAAGCTAAAAGGCATTGCAGAGGGGCAAGAAAGGAGTAAAGAATGAAGATTATTAAGTATGGCAACCGCAAGTTAAAGACGAAGCGTTTCACATGCCAGTATTGCGAAAGTATTTTTGATGCAGAACCGAGTGAGTACAAAACGACTTTTGCGAAGAATACTAAATACAATACCGTAACCTGCCCTTGCTGTCGCTTGCAGGTGATGCAGGCAGAGGAGGAATAAACGGATGGCAAAAAGATATTATTGGCTGAAATTGCCAGAAGATTTTTTCAGACAGAAGGCTATCAAAAAGCTGAGAAGAATTGCAGGAGGAGATACCTACACAGTAATCTACCTTAAAATGCTTTTGCTGGCACTCAAGCAGGAAGGAAAGCTTTTCTTTGAGGGAGTGGAAGATGATTTCTGTGATGAGCTTGCACTTGATTTAGACGAAGAGCCAGACAACGTAAAAATAACAATTCAGTTCCTAATTGCACAAGGATTGATGCAGGAATGTGCAGATAATGAGTATATTTTGCCAGAATGCACGAATCTGACAGGTTCAGAAGACCCCAGTGCAGCACGTGTAAGAGCTTACAGAAGCAGAAAAGCGTTACAATGTAACGCGGATGTAACGGAGTGTAACGTGGCTGTAACAAGCTGTAACACAGAGAAAGAGATAGAGAAAGAGATAGAGAAAGAGACAGATACAGAGATAGAGACAGATACAGAGAAGAGCAAAGAGAAAAAGAAAAATACAGAGGATAGAGGAGAGGTAAAGACAGAAGGAACTATTTCTGACGAAATAGTTTGTCAGACGCAAAGCGTCTCACTTGATGTAAAAGAGGTAGCAGAGGCTTGGAATGACTTGCAGGGCTTGGGAATCAAGCCAGTAAGCAAGATGAGTGCATCCAGTACCAGATACAAAGCCTTATCAGCAAGAATCAGAGAACACGGAAAAGATAAGGTGTTAGAAGCTATCGAAAATATCAAGGTGAGTAACTTTTTACAGGGCATGAACGACAAAGGATGGGTAATCACTTTTGATTGGTTTGTGAAACCTAATAATTTTGTAAAGGTTCTGGACGGAAATTACAGTAACAGAGTAACGAGAGAGCAGGAAAAGAAAGGTGATGACAGATATGACGGTATCAGAAAGTGGGCTGAAAGAAAAGCAGCAGAGAATACAGCAGGAAGAGACGTTGACACCAGAGCAGGAAACGTGGTTGAAAACTGCGGCAGTGCTGAGGACAGCGTACCAAGGAAAGGATTTTTTGGTTTCTGATAAAGCCGTTGAGCTGTGGTATCAGATGTTACAGGATATCCCCATGGACAAGGTGCAGGATGCAGTTGCACGATACATCATGGAGGAACATTTTCCACCTACAATTGCAGATATCCGCAAGCGGTGTGCAGAGGATAATGCAGCGAGTCTCCCAGACTGGGAGCAGGGTTGGGCTGAGTGGCTGACAGCGATGCATAAGTACGGATATATGCGAGAGGATGAGGCTATAGCGAGTCTAAGTCCAATCACAAAAGAGGTTGTAAAGTGCCTCGGATGGAAAAATCTCTGTCATAGTCAAAACTTGGAGGGCGATAGAATCGCCTTTAGAGAGGTACATAGCAGATATGTAAAGCAGGCGCGAGAGAATTTGCAGCTGCCAGAGCAATTGAGAGTGGGTTATTACCAGATACCAACGTATACCGAGGAGAGATTGCAGATTGAGGCAATACAGAACGGCATGAGGTATATCGGAACGGATCAAAGAACAGAAGGGTATGCAGAAGTGGCTGCAAAACGCATTGCAGAAAGAATTGGTAGTGAGCAGCTGAAAGTAGTGACAAAATGAAATTTGAGAAAATCAAAAGAGTGACTTACTACCGCTGCCCGATTTGTGAAGAAAATTCTACTAATCGAGCAAAAATAGAAATGCATTTTCGCGAAGCTCATCAAGTTAGAGCTGACAAATTTATCTGCTGTGGTATTTGTGGAGAGGGTTGGAACACAAAGAGATTCGGTGAAGAAGGAGCTAGAAAATTAGCGGAGCAGCACTACCAAAGTCACATTGATGATGGTAGTGCAGATACTACAGCCAGAAGTGCTTATTTTCTTTCACATGGCTATTGGGGCTATGTGAAAAGTATAAAAGGAGGGCGCGAGGATGGATAAGCAACAGGAAATCAAACAAAAGATGGCAGAGGCTTTCCAACACTGGGAGAAACTCAAAACCTATGGCGGCAATGACTGGTGGTGGTCGGACGGATGGACTATGAATGAGGAACGAAAAAACATTATGAACTTGCGTTGGCGATGTGAGCATGAGTTGAAGCCCGAAGAATACCCCGAAGAATATAACCGCCCTGTCCCTGACCTTGTAGATAACAATTATATGGCACGACCTGACGAAATCAGGAGAAACGCGGCAAACACTCTGCGGATATGCCTTGAAAGCTCTGTGTATCAGTACGTGAAAGCCAATTACAAGGTACTGGGGATGGATGCAGAAATAGCAATGCTACCAGTAGAGGGGCTGCAAGATATGGCAAAACATGAAGATTTGGTATATATGCGTAGATACGAGAAACCAGATCACATTTTAGATTTGCTTCAAGAGTGTAAGGAAAAAATCATGCAGCTGTTGGGAGAAGATAAAAAAGAATTACCAGAAGGGCAGTTATCAATATTTGATTTTATGTAAAGGAGAATTAAATGATTAACTATTTGATTACAGCATATTTAGTTTTTTGCGGAATTGTTACAAGAGATGCCTTAACTTTGGTTGCAGCAGGTGTATTTGCTGTAGCAGGAGCTATTGCATGTGCAGATTTTAGAGGAGGAAAGAAATGAATTTTATAATTACACAAGAACGTGATACCATAATCAATTTGCAGAATATTTGCAGTATTCGTTGCTCCAAGCATTACAGCAACGGAAAGTCAGCTATTCTTGCAGATACAATAGATGGCTCTGTATTCGCATTAGGAATGTATTCGGAAACTGAATTGATGGAACGTGCGTTTGTGACTATTACTTGTGATATCGCTTATGGCAATGATAAGCCAATTATCAAGGTTTTGAAAGAGGAGGAAATCAAATGAGTGGAGCAGCAGGATATGTAGAAGCAGGGCATCCAGGTTATACAGAGGACTACCCCAAATATATGCGGGCGATAAGAGCCGAGCAGATTGAGGCATTTAAGAACGGCTTGAGTGTAGGCAATATTCTCACAATCGTGAGAAAGAAGCCGATTTACGATGAGAATCAGAAGATTGTAACATACCAGTATAGCAGTAGATGCTATGCAGTAACGGCAAAGTATCCACATGTGGTACAGCTTGAGACTCAGAGAGGCGGTAGAGTCCACAAGGTAACGATGGATTACAATAAGCTGTATATTTTAACAAGAGAGGTAACGGAGGAGGAGAATGGCTAAGAGCATTTTGCAGAATCGCAAGGAATGCTACATTTGCCGAGAACTGGTAGGGACAGAAATGTCCCTGCCAGACACAGGGCTTGAAATGCACCACATTTTCGGAGGGACAGCAAACAGAAAGCTATCCGAGAAGTACGGCTTAAAGGTTTGGCTATGCCATAGTCACCACAACGAGCCGCCCTGCGGTGTACACTTTTGTAAGGAAGCAGCGGAAAAGCTGCACGAGGAAGGGCAAAAGGCATTTGAAAGAAAATATCCCAATGATGATTTTAAAACGATTTTTGGGAAGAATTACAGGAGGTAAGAAATGGCAGAAAGTGAGTGGAATCCAAAAATTGGAGACAAGGTATACTGTGTATGTGAGTACTACACAAGTGATTACACGATGAGATATAAGGGACTGGAAGGGTTTAGAAATTACGGACTTGAGGTAGTGGAGAGCATTGTAAAATCTCCGTACAAGTGGAAAAGTGGTGGGCTAGGCTGCGTATCTGTGTGCTTGCACAGAGAGGTGGGTGACAATGCCAATAACTTATTCTATTGGAAAAAGAGCGACCTAGGCACAAGATTATTTTCTACACGAGAGGAAGCTGCGGCTGTAGCAGATGTTCGTGCTCACAACATGGACTTGGGAATGTGGGGGAAGAAGTACGAGAACCGTCCCATGTACAAGAACTGGTTGCACTGGGAAAAACCAGAAATGCGGAAAAATGGAGCAGAAGCCACAAAATCTCCAGAAAATGGAGCAAAGACCAGAGAGCGCACAAAGAGAAAATCAAAGCAGGTATTTAAACGCAAGGCAGAGCTACCAGAAGAAATCTATACACAGTGGAGAGACGGAAAGCTTACAACCGCAGAAGGGGCAAAGATAATCGGGGTAGCAGCAGTAACTTTTGAAAAGTACGCATACGAGCAGATAAAAGCCAGAGGAGAAAAGCACACAGGATATTCCAGAAACAGAAAGAAACTTGAAATTGAAAATTTTGAAGAAAATTATCAGAAATGGAGAGACGGCAAGTTAAGCGGAGTAGATGCTGCTGAGAGATGTAAGGTATCACAGGCAACATTTACAAAATATGCAAATGAGCAGCTTAAAGCCAGAGGAGAAAGTAAAAAAAGCTCTCCACATTGCCCTCTTCCAGATAATTTTTATGAAATTTTCGCAAAAGTGGATAGCGGAAGAATCCCGATAGCAGAAGGTGCAAGGCAGTGCAATATGCCGTATCGCAGATTTTTATATCAGGTGGAACGGGTACGGAAGGAAAAGAAAAACTGAAGGAGGATTAAACATGGAAATTGCAGTATTTGTAGCAGGAGTATTTACAGGAATCATTGTAACTATCGTTTTTGCATTGTGTGCAGCAGGTGGTGATGATGATTGAACACATCACGCTATAAGAACTGGTGGTACAACATAGTACTGGGAATGATTAACCACTATGCAAGGGCTACACCCAATACGCGGCAAGGAAAATTGATAGAAAAGGCAATGGAGCAGGCTGTAAAAGAAACTGCAATAAAGCATGGGAATTACAGAGATAGGCTGCAAGCTATAGAATTGCTATTCTTTGAGGGCTACAGCGTGCCTAAGGTATCAATGATATTAAGTTTCTCGGAGCGCACAATTCAGCGGTGGAAAATAGATTTTGTAAACTTCGTTGGAAAAAATGCAGGTTTCTAAAAGTTGGCACAACATCAATCAAAATCAGTTCTACAATATGGGAGTACGGAGAAAGCTGTTGACGACTCTATACACCTCCTATAAGCCACAGGCGGTAAAAGTGGCTGAGTTGATACACTCCCCCAGTGCAATTCTGGTTCGCCACACCCTCAGGGTGCATAGCCGTCTGGAAAGGCGGCTTTTCTTGATATACGGAAAGCAGGTGAACAAATTGGCAAGAGCACCAGATGCAAGGATTGATCAGGCAAAGGAATTGTACTTGCAGGGTAAAAAATTAACCGAGATTGCAAGTCAGTTGGGCTTGCCAGAAGGGACAGTTAGACGATGGAAAAGCACTTATAAGTGGGATAAGGGAGACACCGAGCGTTCGGAAAAGAAAAGCGAACGTTCGCTAAAAAATAACGAGCGTTCGAATAAAAGGAAAACCCTAGAGGAAAGAGTTGTAGAGTCCGAAGTTAAGCAGGTGATGGAGAATCCAAAACTGACAGATAAACAGCGACTTTTCTGCTTGATCTACACACGCTGCTTCAACGCGACCAAAGCCTATCAAAAAGCGTATCAATGTAGCTACCAAATGGCATGTGGGCATGGGCATGAACTGTTGAAAAACGTTGAAATTAAAAACGAAATCATGAGGTTAAAGCAAGCTCGGATCAACCGAGAATTTTTAAGTGAGCATGACATTTTTCAAAAGTATATGGATATTGCATTTTCTGATATCACCGATTATCTAATCTTTGGAACGGAAGAAGTTCCAGTGATGGGGTTATATGGCCCGATCAAGATTAAAGACCCCGACACAGGAGATGAGAAACCACTTACCAAAATTGTTAATGTTGTCCGCTTTAAGCCCTCTGCCGAGATAGATGGGACTATCCTTGCAGAAGTTAAGCAGGGAAAAGATGGTGCGAGCATAAAACTAGCTGACCGTATGAAAGCACTTGATTGGCTGGCAGCGCATATGGACTTAGCTACAGCCGAGCAAAAGGCAAAGATAGCACAGATCAACGCACAAACCGAACGGCTAAAGCAGGATAACGAGCAGGAAGAGCTTGCTGACGACGGATTCCTACAAGCACTTGAAGGTAATGCTGCTGCGGATTGGGAGGGCTGGACAGATGAGCCTGATAAAGAAAGTTAAACAGTTTTTTCATTTTAAACCATTCTCTCCAAAGCAACGTAAGGTGCTTAATTGGTGGTGTGATACATCCCCAGTAAAAGATATGGAGGGCATCATTGCAGATGGTGCTATTCGATCAGGAAAAACACTGAGTATGTCACTGGCTTTCATATTTTGGGCTATGACTACCTTCGAGAGCCAGAATTTTGCAATGTGTGGTAAAACCATTGGATCATTTCGCCGCAACGTTCTTTTCTGGCTAAAGCTGATGCTAAGAGCCAGAGGCTATAAAGTAGAAGATCATCGAGCTGACAATCTGATTATCATATTGAGAGGAGAAACGGAGAACTACTTTTATGTCTTTGGCGGCAAGGATGAGCGATCACAAGACTTGATACAGGGTATCACGCTTGCAGGTGTATTTTTTGACGAAGTGGCTCTTATGCCTGAGAGCTTCGTTAACCAGGCGACAGGACGTTGTTCTGTTGATGGTTCAAAATTCTGGTTTAACTGCAATCCTGATTCACCTTCGCATTGGTTCAAGGTAAATTGGATAGATAAGCGCAAGGAAAAGAAACTGATTTACCTGCACTTTACCATGGACGATAACCTCTCACTCTCAGAAGAGATCAAAGAGAGATATCGTAACATGTACGTGGGAGTGTTCTATAAGCGTTATATTCTCGGACTCTGGTGCATAGCTGAGGGACTTGTATATGATATGTTTTCGAAAGAAGAGAACGTGTTGCAAGAAGAACCTGACACAATCGGAGATTATTACGTTTCTTCTGATTTTGGTATCCAGAACGCAACGACATTTCTACTTTGGCGCAGAATTGCAGGAACAGACGACTGGCTATGCCTGAAAGAATACTACTACAGTGGGCGAGAGAATAGTCAACAAAAGACAGTGGGACAGCTTGTAGACGGACTTGCGGAAATGCTAAATGGAATCAAGCCAAAGCAGGTAATCATTGACCCCTCTGCTGCTGCGCTGAAAGTAGAGGTAAGAAACCGAGGGTTGCATGTAAAGGATGCGGATAACGATGTAACGAATGGAATTTCAGACGTTTCAACTATGCTGCAAACTAGGCGATTAAAGTTTATGGCTTGCTGCAAATACACCATAAAAGAGTTTGGGGCTTACGTGTGGGATCAGAAAGCCCTAGACCGAGGCGAGGAGAAAGTGGACAAGGAAAGCGATCATTGCATGGATGCAGTACGATATTTTGTAAGAACCAAGAGATTGATAAAAAAGACAAGAGCCGCACTTGATGCAGCAGTAGCAAGCGGCAATTACATGCTGTAAGGAGTATAGATTGAAAACATATCAAGATTTAGTAAACGTCCCAGACAAGGGCAAGGGTGATTTCTGTGCAGAAGCTGTGGCAGAGTTCAGAGGAACAAAGGAGTACGCAGAAGCCAAAGACGGTGAGCGGTACTACAACAAGCACAACACTACAATAGAGCAGTTCCAGAAGTTTTTATACACTGTGAGCGGAAAGCGGGTAAAAGATATTTTCTCAGCAAATTACAAGCTTAAAACGCTCTTTTTCCGCAGACTGTGCCAACAGCAAGTGCAGTATGTACTAGGAAACGGCTTGAAGTTGGAGAAGCCAGAGAACAAAGAAAAGCTTGGGAAAGATTTTGATTTTAAGTTACAGCTTGCAGCAAAAAGAGCTATGGCAGGAGGCAGAGCTTTCGGCTTTTGGAACTTAGATCATCTGGAAGTGTTCGGGTACGCTGATACACCATCGCAGCCGGGTTTCTGCCCTCTGTACGATGAGGAGACTTCACAGTTGATGGCAGGAATCAGATATTGGTATCGCCAGATTGGTCTTGACGTTATTTTCCACTGCACACTGTATGAGCCAGACGGCTATACAGATTATACACAGACCAACAACGACCCAGTGCAAATGAGGGATAGAAAGCACGGATATATCAGAACAGTAAAACGCACGGCTGTAGGAGTAGATGAGGAAATTGAAAGCAACTATTCAGAGTTGCCGATCATCCCATTATATGCCAATGACTCACATGAGAGCGAATTGGTAGGCATCAAAGAGAGCATAGATTGCTACGATTATATCAAGAGTGGACTTGCAAATGATATTGATGATACCGCAGGATTCTATTGGATACTGAAAAATGAGGGAGGTATGGACGATCCAGACCTTGCAAAATTCATTCAGCGTATGAAGTCCGTAAGAGCAGCTGCAGTTGAGGATGGCACAGAAGCAGAAGCTCATACACTAGAGATTCCCACGGACGCAAGAAACACCATGTTGGAAATTCTCAGACGTGATATATACGAGGACTTCCAAGCTTTGGACGTTTCCACTCTCTCGGCAGCTGCAAAGACTACGCAGGAGATTCAGGCGGCTTATCAGTCGCAAGATAATAAGTGTGCGGATTTTGAGTATTATGTTTTGGATTTCGTGCAAAAGGTTCTTGAACTCGCAGGAATCAGCGACAATCCTACTCTTACTTGGAACAGAGTTGTAAACCAAAGTGAGCAGACAAACATGGTGCTATCAGCTGCAAACTATCTTTCTGACGAGTGCGTTATACAACATCTTCCGTTCCTTACTCCTGAGGAAGCTATTGCAGAAATCGAAAAGCGGCAGGCAGAAGAAATTAAGAGATTTTCGGCAGACGATGAAGAGGACGAGGATAACGAAGATGAAGGGACTGATACTAAGTGAGTAGTTACTCCGACAAATACACAGAAAAAAGGCTGAGAGAGGTAGAAAAGCGGCTGCAACAGGTATATCAGGAAGCACACAAAGAACTGAAAGAAAAGGCTACGGAGTACTTTAAAACGTTTCAATCACGCTATTTGAAAGAGTATAACGCATACATGGAAGGGAAATATACAGATGCAGAGTTCTTCCAGTGGGTCAGCAATCAGGTAGCACGAGGGGCAAGGTGGGAAGCTCTGAGAGATCAGATGGCAAGGCGACTCACTGATGCAAACAAATTGGCGACTGACTATATCAATGACGTTACCCCTGAGGTGTTCCGCGAGAATTATAATTATTCAGCCTATGAAATCGAGAAGGGAAGCGGCATAAGCTTTGATCTTCTGGACGAGGACACAATCAGGAGACTGTCCGAGGGTGAGATTGAGTTGCTACCACCTGCAAGAGTAGATATCCCAAAGGATGAGCGATGGAATCGCCAAAAGGTGCAGAATGCAGTGCTGCAAGGTATCTTACAAGGGGATGCAGTGAGTGATTTGGCAAAACGGCTAGAAAACGTCACCAACATGAACCGCAGCGCAGCTATCAGAAATGCAAGGACGATGATAACAGGCGCACAGAATGGTGGGCGGCAGGAAAGCTATAACCGTGCCTCTGCCATAGGGATTGAGATACAGAAAGAATGGATGTCGGCAAACGATAACCGAGTGAGAAATTCACACAGGCAATTAAATGGAGTAAGGGTGAGGTATGATGAGCCATTCCCAAACGGCTGTATGTACCCTGCCGACCCTAAAGGCAAGCCGTGCGAGGTATACAACTGCCGCTGTACTATGGTAGCAATCACAATACACGCAGATCAGACGAGGAGAAACGATCACAGCGTAAAAAGTTATAAGGAGTGGAAACAGAGACATGGGAAGTAGCATAAGAATTGAGATTGATAATACTGATGCTGTTATCCGTGCCAGCCGCGATCAAATCAAAAAAGCACTAGAGGAGTGCGGACTGACAGCGGAACGATATGCCAAGGAAAAATGTCCAGTAGACACTGGAAACCTGCGCAATAGCATCACACACCAGATGGACGGAGATAGCAAGGTACTGATAGGTTCTAATGTAGAGTATGCACCGTATGTTGAATTAGGTACTGGAAAGTATACGGACGGGGGTAGAAAAACCTCGTGGGTATACGAGGATAGCAAGGGCAACTGGCATATGACGAATGGGCAGAAAGCGCGACCATATCTAAAACCTGCGCTTGCAAATCATACAGATGAGTATGCGAAGATCATACGAGAGAATTTGGAGGGTTAACGCCCTCCTTTTTCTTTTGCCATTTTGAAAGTTGGCACAACATCAATCAAAAATCATGGTAGGGTGTAGCCACTGTAAAGAATAACAGTCGCAATACGGCTATAGCGCGAGAATGCGCCCCAAAGAATAGGAGAAGAAATAGCATGGCATTAAAAAAATCAGATTTTAGAGAGATCATTAAAAACCAAAATGCAACCGATGAGGAGAAGATTTCTGAGATTCTTGAGCTAGCACACGCTGAGGTCGATGCAATCAAGACCGAGCGCGACACTTTAAAGACTCAGCTTGCCGAAGCTCAGAAGGGCAACAGTGACAAGGAAAACGAGTGGAAAACTAAGTATGAGTCCGAGCATGATGCTTTTGAAAAGTATAAGAGCGATCAGGCGCAGGCGGCAGAGCTTACAGCGAAAGAAAACGCTTACAAGCAGTTGCTTACCGATGCAGGAGTTTCCAACAAGTTGGTTGATCTGGTAGTAAGGGCGAGCGCAAAGCAGATTTCCGATATCAAGCTTAAAGACGGCAAGATTGAGGGAGCTGAGGAACTTACAAAGTCCATCAAGACAGAATACAAAGATTACATCGTGGATACGCAGAAGAAGGGAGCAGACCTCCCGAACCCACCGAAGAACGATGAATCAAATGATTTTGAGAAGATGAGCCTTGGGGACAAGATGGCATATGCAAATGAGCACCCAGACGCACCAGAAGTTAAGACATGGCTCTCTAAGTAAAGGAGTAATACATGGGAGTATTTGATAGTAAACACTTTAACAGTGAGGTATTTGGAAAATACCTCGAAACCGTGCCGAGAATCAAGCAGAACGCTTTTTTAAAGGCAGGTATTTTTAACGCAAGACCAGAGATTAAGACAATGTTATCGGAGCAGACAGGTGGTAACTACGTTAGTCTGCCTATGGTTGGCTTGATCAGCGGAACACCGAAGAATTATGACGGCGCAACAGATATTACGGCTGATACCATTGATACCTATATGCAGGGCATGGTTGTGTATGGACGTGCACAGGCATGGGAAGAGAAGGACTTCACACAGGATATTACGGGGCATGACTTCATGGCTGAGATTGCCAAGCAGGTTGCAGGCTACTGGGACGATGATCTACAGAACAACATTCTGGCGATACTTGAGGGTATTTTCGGAATGACAGAAGCTGAGGACAAGAAGTTTGTAGACGCTCATACACTGGATATCACAGAGGAAACTGATACAAAGGTTGGTGCAACCACACTTAACAATGCGGTGCAGAAAGCAGCAGGTGCAAACAAAAATATCTTCACACTCGTTATTGCACATTCACAGGTGGCTACCAACTTGGAAAACTTACAGCTCTTGCAGTATGGCAAAGGTGTAGACGCAAACGGAGTCGAGAAGGACTTAACGCTTGCTACATGGAACGGTAGAACCGTGCTAATTGATGATGATGTGCCGTTTGACTCTAGTTCTGGCGCATACACTTCTTACATTTTGGGTAGAGGAGCGTTTGACTACTGCGATATTGGTGCAAAAGTACCAAACGAGACAACTCGTGATCCTCTCAAGGCAGGTGGTAAGGATCTCTTAATTTCACGTCAGCGTAAGTTGCTTGCACCTAGAGGTATTAGCTATAAGACACCAACCACAACAACTTCACCGATGCCGACTGATTTTAAGACTGCAGCCAACTGGTCTCTCGTAAAGAATGCGGACGGTACAAGACTTAATCACAAGGCGATCCCAATTGCACGTATCAAGTCTTTAGGCTAAGAAAGGTGGGGCTATGCTGTATCAGGTATTAACGCACATACGCAACTTTTTTGTTGCACCTAATGGCACACATGAGGGTGTTTTCACGTTCCGAGATAATAATATCTACATTTATGATGCAGGAGCACAGCAGCCCATCACCTTTCTGCAAGAGGGGCAATATTTTCTGGTTCAAGGCTCTGTCTTTCACGATGGGGTGTATAGATATCCTTGCGAATGCAGAGTGGAGGAGCGATTTACCGGTTCGATTTCCGCCCTCTGCATACCGCAGGAAGTCGTTGATCTTGCACTGGATATCGAGGAGTGGCAGAAGAAATACGGAGACCCTACACCGTATATGTCGGAGTCCTTTGGCGGCTATAGCTATACCAAGGCGACTCAGGGAAGCACAGGCACAGCTACTTGGCAGGAGGCTTTCAGAAACCGCCTGCACACATGGAGGAAGATATGAAACTTGTAGAAAATATGATGGAAGGTTGCAGGCTGATTGAGAAAAAGCGTGTGCCAGATGGTGCAGGAGGCTTTCAGACTACATGGGTAGAAGGGGCAGGCTTTCAGGCGGCTATTAGCCGTGATACATCCCTAGACGCTCGTGTCGCTGAGAAATCAGGGGTAACAAGCGTTTTTACAATTACGACTCATAGATCATGTCAGCTTACATATCATGACGTTTTCAAGCGGCTTTCGGACGGCAAGACCTTCCGCGTAACCTCTGATGCAGGAGACAAGGTATCACCGCAGGTATCAGGATTAGATATGGCACAGGTAACAGCAGAGAAGTGGGAGTTAACGACATGATGGATCAGGTAAACATAATGGGTTGCAATTACAAAATCGTCAGAGTAAGCCGCGACCAATATAAAACATGTGAGGGTGCTGATGGATGGTGTGATTTCTACGGAAAGAAAATTTACTATGTAGACCCTGAGACAGACCCCGATAGCGATCCAATTGCAACATCGCCAGAGGAACTAGTAAAGCAGGTTTTAAGGCACGAGATTGTTCATGCTTTCCTCGCAGAGTCAGGGCTTACTTTTAACTCACACAGCATTGTCGGTGCATGGGCGATGAATGAAGAAATGGTGGACTGGATTGCATGGAACGGTGACAAACTGCATAAGGCATGGAAGGAGACAGGGTTAGTTGAGTAAAGATAAGGCACTACAGGCATGGTTTACGGCTTTTGGCATGACGGCTTATCCTTCCACATCCGTTCCTGATGACACAGTTTTTCCGTGGCTGACCTATGAGTATATCACAGGCAGCTTTGGGGATCCTGACATGGCTATAGTAGTCAACATGTGGTTTTGGACGGAATCGGAGTCAATCCCTAACCAAAAAGCCGAGGAATTTAGAAAATATATCTTAGAACATGATTTGATTGAGTGTGACGAGGGCTTGATCTGGGTAAAAACTGGTGTTCCGTGGTGTCAGTCCCTCACGGACGAGACATCACCGACGGTAAAACGCAGATACATGAACGTCACACTTGAGTATTTAACGAGGTAAATAATATGGCAAAAATGGCAACAAAACTGCCAGAAAATGTTTTTGAGCATATCCAAATGAATGCAGGTATCTTGCTTTCTGAGTTTGACCCTCAGACGTGGACGGTATCTATAGCAAATATTTTGGGTGCAACTTCTGGCGGTATCAATTTTACAGATACACCATCTTTCGTTGACTATGGTGATGATATTGATAATTGTCCTAAGAATACGAAGGAATTAAAGCAGATCGAAAGCCGTGAGATCAAGGCATCTGGCACTTACGTCTCCATGACACCAGAACAGGCTAAGTCCTTAGCAGCAGGCGCAGACCTTGACACGTCAAAGCTCAAGATCACACCAAGAGATGATTTACAGGATTCTGATTTTGCAGATATCTGGTTTGTAGGCGATTACGGCAATGGTGGTGCAATCGCGATCCACTTGCAAAATAGCTTATCAACAACTGGATTTGCTTTGCAGACAGGTGACAAAGTGAAAGGTACATTTGCGTTTGAGTACACAGCACACTACACCTTAACGTCACCAGATACCGTACCGTATGAAGTACATTTTAAAAAGGGAACAGGTGATACATGATGAAGCTATCTGATGTAAAAGGCGATCGTGTACTTGATGTACTGGCTGATTTGATTGCACCAGTAACTAACATTGCGATTGATGATAAGGCAGCAGCTATCTTTAAAAAGGCGGTTGTGCCAGAAGAAGAAAAGAAAAATACAGTAATCAAGCGACTGAAAGAAAATCTGCCTGCGCTTATCAAAGGGCATAAAGATGATTTGATCGAGATTATGTGCATTATCTCTGGGCAGAGTAAGAAAGAGTATGTTGAGAATCTCTCTCTTGCAAGCTTTACCAAGGATTTGATTGATTTGATTACTGATCAGGAATTTCAGCGACTTTTTTAACAAGCGCAGACAAAGAGACTCGGAAAGTGTTGTGGCTAGCTATAGGAGAGTATAGAGGGCGCACGCTTTCTGGCTTTTTTACATATGTGCAAGCACGGCAGGCACAGTATATGGAAGAGCTGATGTATAGAGTCTATGTTACTGATGCGCTGCAAAAGATCGCTGAAAACACTGCAAATTTTGCAGGAGGGCATATAATGCCATATCGTTTTTATGGTGCCGTGTATGGAGACGGAAAGGAAAAAGAAAAAGAGAGTGCAGAGGAAATTGTCAGAAATGTAACGAGTAAAGCAGGATTGGAGGTAACGATTTGAACATACTTGATCTTGTTGCAAGTATCAGCCTTGATTCATCAGAGATGGAAGAGGGACTTGAAAGCCTTGCAACACGAGCTGTCGCAAAAGGAAAGCTTATTGCGGATGCTATTGGAACTGTTGCCTCCAAAGGCTTTGATTTGCTCAAAGGAGCGATTACATCATCAGTCGATACTGGTATGTCGTTTGATACCGCAGTATCCCAAATTGCTGCTACAACTGGAAAGACGGTAGACCAGATACAGGATTTAAAAACAGCTGCCGAGAAGATGGGAGCGACAACCAAATTTACAGCAACCGAAGCAGCAGAAGGTATCAATATATTATCGCAGGCTGGCATGTCGGCGGCTGATATTTTAAACGAAGATGCCAACGGAGCTACCCTTTTAAGCACGACACTTGATCTTGCTTCGGCTGGCGCAATGTCGATGGAATCCTCTGCTACATACCTTACATCATCCTTGAAAGGCTTTAAAAAAGAGGGCAAATCCGCGGCATACTATGCAGATTTGATGGCTAAGGGTGCTACCCTTGCAAATACTAATGTAAGCGGTTTGGGCGAGGCATTATCTGGTGTCTCTGCCAATGCCTCAGCTTACAGGCAAGCTTCTGACTCTGTAACGCTATCTCTGCTTAAATTAGCAGAAGCTAATGTTACTGGCTCGAATGCAACGACTGCGCTTAACTCTGCAATGTCTGAGGTCTACACACCTACAGATCAGGCTAAAAAGGCTTTGGATAGCTTGGGAGTATCTGCATATAACGCTGATGGAACTGCACGTGATTTTAACGATGTGGTAGATAATCTCACAGGGGCATTATCTGGCATGTCAGATCAGCAGAAGAACGCAACCCTTAATACTATCTTTGGTGTGCAAGGGCTTGATGCATACAATAAGATGGCGGCTGTATCGGCTGATAAAACAAACGAGTTTAAAGCGGCTCTTGCAGATGCAGGTGGTTCGGCTGCATCACAGGCACAGACTCAGCTTGATAATTTGGGCGGTTCTTTTACCCTTTTAAGCTCTGCAACTGATGGACTTAAGCTTGCGTTTTACAATCTCTTTTCCAAGACACTCAAGGACGGCGTAGACCTTGCTACAGACTCAATCACTATACTAACCGATGGGTTAAGCTCTGGAGGCTTACTGGGACTTGTAAAGTCTCTTGGGGGTGTCGCTGATAACGCAGTAACCAAGCTGCTAGGGAAACTTAGCTCTCTCACCAAGTTACCTCTGGTATCGTGGTTTAAGCAGATCAAAAAGACAGGTGCAAATGCTTTTTCGGGTCTGGGCGGTGCTGTTAAAACTCTTTTCTCTGCATTTAATCCAGTGATTGATGCGGTAAAAGAGTTTTTGGGTATCACAGATGATGCAGGTGGCACACTCGATAATGCACGAGCTAAGATGGATGCAGGTAAGGCAGCTCTTGAAGCTATCAAGCAAGTGATTAATGCCGCAGGGCAGGTTGTAACATGGTTTGTATCAGTTCCACTAACTGGGCTTGCAAATATCCTTGGGCAAAGCTTACTTGCTAAATTTAACATTTTAAAAGCTGTATTTACATCGGCTGTTGATTTTATATCAAGCTTGCCTATCATGGACTGGCTTGAAAAGCTTCAAAGTGCTTTCTCTAGTGCGTTTGATTCCATTGCAAGTGCGATTTCACCATTAGTTGATGCAGTGCTTAATTTTTCCAATTATCTGTTGAGCCTGGTAACTGATTTTTCAGACGCAGGGACACAAAGCACAGCGTTTGGAACTGCATTATCAGTGCTTAATGTGATTGTTGATGGCATTGCAACTGCGATCCAGTTTGCAGGTGATATTATCTCTGGTGTTATCTCAGTACTAGCGCAAGCGATCAACCAGATTGTAACTGATGCACAGACAGATGGTACGCTTATCAACTCAATTATCACTGGCATTCAGTCAGCAGTGGAGACTGCATTTGCGATAATTGCGGATGTATGGCAAAACGTATTACTACCAGTTTTTACTGGCATCTATACATGGCTATCTGAAAATATCGGCCCGATATCAACGGAGGTTTTTAATGCTCTCGGTGAAGTTGTAACGGCTGTTTTTTCGGTGATTGAGGCAGTTTGGAACAACGTATTGCTGCCAGTATTTACCGCTTTGTTGTCCTCGCTTGAAGATAACATAAAACCGCTTTTTGAGACTACTTTTCAAGCAGCACAAGAAGCTGTCAGTGTAGCATTCCAGATGATTGCAGACACTTGGGAAAACCACTTGAAACCTTGTTGGGACGCAATCAAGACTTTCGCAGATGAAACGCTTTTGCCATGTTTTCAAGCGATTGGAGATTTCCTTAGAGAAAATCTTAAACCAGTATTTGATGAGGTTTTTAAGGCGGTATCAGAGAGTGTAACAACGGCTTTTGATACAATCGTAAGTTGGTGGGATAATGTTTTGAAGCCGCTTTTTGATGGAATGCTAGATTTTGTAACTAACATCTTTTCAGGCAAATGGAGTGATGCTTGGAACGGAATTGTAAGTACATTTTCGACTGTTTTTGCAGGCATTATAGAGTTTGCAAAAACACCAATCAATGCAGTTATCAAGTTGATTAACGGTGCAATAGCTGGCATAGAGTCGGCTTTAAATGCAGTTATCGGAGCGATGAACAAAATCTCAGTAACAATTCCAGATTGGGTTCCGGGCTTTGGTGGCAGCAACTTTGGAATCAATATACCGACTGTCGGATTTGGAAGAATCGGAGAGCTTGAAAAAGGCGGTATCTTGCGAAAAGGACAGAAAGGATTGCTAGAGGGAAAAGGTGATGAGGCTGTTGTACCTCTGGAAAAGTCAGAAGGATGGCTCAACAAGCTTGCTGAGAAGATGAACGGAAACAAGAAGCCTACACAAGTAACAGTAGTGATAGAGGGATATGACAAGGATAAGAAAGAGCTTGCCGAAGCTGTAGCCGAGGAGGTATCAAAGCAAATGGCAGACGATTACGACAGAGATAGGAGGGTATTTGCATGATACATTACTTGATATACAATGGCGAATCCTCTGCCGACTACGATCTTTTAGTGGGAGCGCAAAACACCTTTAACGCTCCCAAAAGGAGCGTAACAAAGTATACGATACCTGGCAGGAACGGAGATTTAATCAAAGATAACGGATGCTTTGAAAATGTCTCCGTAGCCTACACTATAGTGTGTAAGAATCGGTTTGAGAGCCTTGCTGACTCAATCAGCGCATGGCTCAAAAGCCCCACAAGCTATTGCAGGTTAGAGGATAGCCACCACCCAGAGTACTACAGGATGGGACTTGTTACGGATGCGATCACATACACAACTGGGACTTTAAACCACAGCGCAAAAGCAACTATAACTTTTGATTGTAAGCCTCAAAAATGGCTTGTAGAGGGTGATCAAAAGCAGACGTTTAAGAGCGCGAGTACAATTTACAATCCAACCAAATTTGCATCGTTGCCACTTGTAAGAGTATATGGCAGTGGTGCAGGTACGGTTACGATTGCAGGGCATCTTATCACACTCAAATCTATCAATGGTTATATAGATTTGGATTCAGAATTGCAGGATTGCTACAAAGGTACAGCTAACCTTAATTCGCAAGTTGTACTTGCAACAGGGTTCCCAAAATTGCAGTCCGGAACGAATGCAATCACTTTTACTGGTGGGGTAACATCTGTGGAAATAGTTGGAAGGTGGTGGGCGATTTGATACCAATTTTGTATGCAGCGACTGAAAAAGAGTTTAAGTCGCAAGGCTTGGGAGCTTTGGTGGATGCGATCACTTGCACAGTCACTGAGGAAAGAAACGGCTCATATGAGTTGTCAATGACTTATCCTTTGAGTGGTCAGCACTTCAAGGATTTGGAGCTATCGAGGATCATCAAAGCGGTTCCATCCTACAAAACTGATCCAGAACCGTTTCGAATCTACGCTATCAGCAAGCCTTTAAACGGTATCGTAAAGGTAAGTGCCGAGCATATCTCATACCAGTTATCTCATATACCAGTAACACCTTTTACGGCATCTAACGTGGTTGAGGCGATGGACAACCTCAAAAAGTATTCAGCAGAGGACAACCCTTTCACTTTCTGGACAAGCAAAGAAACGCAAGCAAAAATGGCTTTTACAGTTCCGACCTCTTGCCGCGCTCTGCTTGGTGGTGTAGAGGAAAGCATTTTAGATACCTACAAGGGCGAGTATGAGTTTACTGGATACACCGTAAAGCTACACCAAAACCGAGGATCGAATAAAGGTGTAACGCTTCGCTATGGCAAGAACCTCACCGATTTAAAGCAAGAGGAAAGTATTGCGAACACGATCACGGGTATCTGCCCTTTCTGGAAAAGTGAGGAAACCGAAGAGGTTGTAACACTTCCAGAAGTGTCAGTGTACAGCAAGTACGCAAATAACTTTCCGTATAAACGGACTGCGGTACATGATTTTTCGGCAAGCTTTGAGGAAAAACCAACCGTAGAACAACTTAGAGCCAAAGCAGAAAATTACATCACACAGAGCGGTGTAGGAGTGCCGAATGTATCTCTTACAGTATCTTTTGTGGTGCTGTCTCAGTTTGAGGAGTACAAAAATATAGCTGCATTAGAATCCGTCAACCTCTGTGATACAGTAAACGTTATTTTTGAAAATTTGGGTATCAACACAACTGCAAAAGTTGTGAAAACCGTGTATGACGTGCTACTTGATAAGTACGATAGTATCACGGTTGGAAGTACTCAGAACAGTCTCACCAAGAAGCTCACTGAGATAGATCAGGCGGCGCAGGATGAAATAGGCAAGGAAACCTCTGCCAGAAAAAGAGCTATCACAGAGCTTGTAAAGAAGGTGGAGCAGGGTAGCGGTTTATATGTCACTGATAAGGGAACTGGTGGGGCGCATGATTGGTTTTTGCATGATAAGCCAGTCCTTGAAGAATCTCAGACCATCATTCGTATCAATGATGGTGGCATAATTTTTTCCATTGATGGTGGTGAGACTTACAACGGCTTAGATTGGAGCGGTACAGCAATCTTGCAAAAAATTTACACTGTGGGCATCAACGCAGCGTATATAGATACTGGACAGCTAAAGGTTGTAGATAACACTGGAAAGACTCTTTTTTGTGCCGATATGGACTCAGGCGAAGTAACTATAAACTCTGGTTTGCTTAAAGTTGGTGCAGGATACATTAACACTGACGGACGTTTTAAAATTGGCTCTATGTATTCGCAGGGGGGAGTATATAACAAAGATACAGGGATATATGAGCGGCAAGATGTGTGTTTTGATAAGGCAATATTTATCAATTATGGAATTGAGCTTTACGGTAACAACGACTCAGCTGAGGGCATTGCATACTGTGATTTTCATTCTGGGTCAGACGTAACGACAGGTGATAGCTTATATGATTACACTGGACGTTTGCAAAATTATCTTGCACCGACTGGGACAAGCGAGTTCACGTTTTCTGGAAAAAAGAAAGTTGATGATACAAAGGCAGGTACTTGCACAGTAGCAGTAAATGGAACTATTGTGCACTCGTCCGACAGGCGATTAAAGACTAACATTGAAGATATATCTTGTGATACTGCAACAGACTGGATAATGGCTCTAAACCCAGTGAAGTATAATTATAAAGCTGATAGTGAGCTTAAAGTGCATCATGGACTTGTATATCAAGAGGTGCAGGAAACCGCCAAAGAATTATCTATGGATAATCTGGCACTGCTTCAAGAGTTCCGAGGAGCTGATAAAGTGGTTTACGGTGCTATCGGATATGAAGAACTGATAGCCGATCTCATAAAAGTGGTACAAAATCACGAAAAAATTTTGAGAGGAGAACAAAATGATTAAAGCAATTTATGATCTGGACATGACCCCAAGGAGAACTCTTCCAATCATCATCAATGTATCACAATATGACGATATAGGAAGAACACTTGTTTTTAACTTATTTTCATCCTCTGGCAAGTGGACTGCCCCCACCTCTGCGGCTGCAACTTTTGAGGGTGGTAAGCCTGACGGCAAGTTTTTTGCGTATAACTGTGCATACTCTAACGGTACTGTAACCGTAACTATACAGCAGCAAATGACCGCTGTAGCAGGTAAGGTAAGATGCAAAATCAAGGTAAAATCTGGTGACAAGGTGGTGGAGTCTGCCCCTATCATCATGGTTGTAGACGCAGCCGCAGTACCAGACGGCTCTGATATGTCCAAGTCTGATATCAATGATGCTATCGCTAATGCCACTCAAAAAATCGTTGACCAGGTTAAGGATAGTATTCCATCCGACTATGCACAGCTAAGTACAGATGTTAGTTCACTAAAGCAGGATAAAGTTGATAAACCTTCTGCCACTGACGATGGCAAAATACCAAGAGCAAAGGAAGGAGGGGTGGAGTGGGTGGAGGTAGGGCAGCCAACGGACGACCAAACGGATAGTGCGGTGACAAATTGGCTTAATGCACATCCAGAAGCAACGACTACTGTACAAGATGGAGTAATAGGTGAGCGAAAAATAGAAGAAAGCTTTTTGCCATGGATTAAAAAAGATTACGTAACACCAGAAATGTTTGGGGCGGTTGGGGATGGGGTTGCGGATGATACAAACGCCATTCAAAAAATGTTTGATAGCGGAAGAACGGTGTGCGCTATAGATGAATCAAAAAAATACCTACTTTCATCTAGTATTGTTATAAAAAAATTATCTCAAGATATAACATTACTTGGGGAAATAATATATACAGGCAAGCAATATGCATTTCAATTTACTTGCGAAAGTAATTCTGATGGAAGCAAAATCGGGAGGGTTACAGGAAATGTTACATTCGGGAAAATAATAGCAAGCAATGGCGGCTGTTTGGCTTTGTACCCGAAGAATGGAAATTATGGATATGTATCGAGCTTTATATTATATGCAAAAGAATTTTCCTGCAAGACAAATGGTATATATATATATAATCTTGGTTGGTTTAATGAAAACGAAATAAACGATATAAATTTTAGTAGCGGAACACATGCCTTTTATTGTGAAATGCCCGAAGATGCAACGAATGCAGAAATTTCAAGATTAACATTTAATAGATGTCACATTGAGGGGCCAGAAAATGGAATCTATATAAAAGCCGATGGACATAATTATAATGGTATAAAAGTATTTGATTGCAGAACAAACGAACCAATTCCAGGGTACTATTTTAAGGTAGATAGTTCAGAAAATGGAGCTAAATTAATTAACAATATAATTGAAATATATGGTGCACTAGATGCGAATAAATTTGTTGGAGATGCAATATATCATTGCAACGAAAAAATCGCCTACGTTGATAAGGCATCAAGTAGAATAATTTACTTAAATGCTTTAGCGTATAATGGGACATACATAAATCCACCATTGATAACATACCAGTATACTGGACTAGAAATTCCAACTGAAGAATCACAAGAAATTATTGCTGATTTTTCTAATTCAACAACATATCCTCTATTACTCCGAACGAACTATACTACCGCTAAACTAAAAATCAAAGTTATGCCGCTGCCATTTCCTTGGGAATATGTTATACCAATAAAAACATGGAATAAAATTAAATTTACAATCAAAGTAGATACAAAAGTAACAACAAAAACTGCTATCATAGAAAATTCAAGCTCAGATACAGTATATTTTCTACATGTAAATTATTATACAAATGAAGTATACATAAAATAGTTGACTAAATGTCGCTATAGTTAATTACTTGTGTCAGGAGGAAGAACTTGAAAAGATACCACTTTATCGCGTTGGTACGTGCTGAACCGCGTACGAAAGAAAATTAAAAAAAGACTCAAAATAAGGAGAAAATGACATGGCACTTTTGGAAACCCTGATACCTGCATGTATATCAGCAGGAGTTACCTTGCTTGTGTGCCTCATCAATAACCATGGACAGCAGGAACGCACACGGGCACTTATGGAATATAAGTTGGATGAGCTTGCAAAGAGAGTTGATAAGCATAATTCAGTGATCGAGCGGACTTATAATCTTGAAAAAGACATGGCGGTTGTGATGGAAAAAATCGGTGTAGCAAATCATCGTATCAAAGATTTGGAACAGGAGGAAAAAGAGGAATGAAGAAGTGGTTAAAAACCGTAGGTATCAGATGTGTTAAGACTATGGCGCAGGCAGCAATTGGAGTCATTGGCTCCTCTGCCATGCTTGCCGAGGTAGATTGGAAGGTATGCCTATCAACTGTGGTTCTGGCAGGTATCACTTGCATCTTGATGAATGTGAGCCAGATCAAGGAAACAGATGTATGAAAGAGGAGTAAGGAGAAGCTATGGTAAGAATCGGATCGGCAAGGATTGATGAAAGAGGCAAGTTAATTGGCGGACAGCCAGGCGACCAGACAGGGCAGGAAGTGGCGATTGAGCCATGGTATCTGCACGATAAGGGGTGGATAGTCATCCGTGCTAAAGATGCAGCAGTGCGTGAGCGCATTGCACAGTGCATGGAAGCAGCGTGCGCAAATAATAATATCGGTTACGATCAGTCTACGTCTTGGGATTTATACGATAAGGCTAAGCAGTACGGATGGGATTGCAGCAAGGTTAACACCCCAGTGGAGACAGACTGTAGCAGCCTTGTACGTGTATGTGTGGCATATGCTTTGCAGCGCGACATTCCGTGGTTTTCTACTGCCAACGAAGTTGAGGTTCTTGATTCTACGGATGAATTCGAAATTATCCGTGAGCCAAAATGTACAGAGTCCTCAGCATATCAGATGCGTGGAGATATTCTGTGTACAACTGTACAGGGACATACTGTAGTAGTACTGGATGATGGCTCTAAAGTGGAGTGCGAGATTATCTCAACTGGTAACACTACCCTCTGCGGTACTGGCATAGGTACAGCAGTTGCAAAGACTGCAATGCATATTAGAGACGGAGCAAAAGGCTCTGCAAACTCTCTTGCTATCATCCAAAAGGGAACGGCAGTAGAAGTACTTGAAGTAACCGCTGATTTTTGGTACAAAATCGTGTGGCCAGGTGCATCATGTGGCTACGCATATACTAAGGGCGGTGAAGTGTACTACAACTATACAGCTATCAAGTCCACAGCTATCAGCGTGGGCGATGCGGTATACTTTTCTGGTGGAGCGCAGTATATTTCCGCATGGGCTACAACACCAGTAGCAGCTAAGGCAGGACATGCACAAGTTACACAGCTTTGTGCAACTGGTAAGCATAACTATCATATTGTAGGCGATGGTGTCTACGGTTGGGTAGATGGAAACACACTGAAAAAGGAGTAAGTATGGATGCAAAGAGAATGCTTTTAGAGGATGCGATTGAAACAGCTATCAAGGCAGAAAGGAAGTTTTTGCTCTGCCGTGCAATGCTGATTGTATCTGTGGCTGTGAACGTGTGCCTAGTGGCTTGTATGTTGGCGAGGTGATTCTATGGATAGAGGACTTGTAAAAGCATTCTGGAATTGCGGAGACAATACGATAATCGAGTTTGCATTGATGAGGGCGAGACTTAACCAGAGGGAGAAAGAGGCGGTTGCATACCTCTTGGACGATTGCTTGTCGCAGGAGCAGGCAGCTGAAAAGATGTGTGTAAGTACCAGAAGATTTCAAGAATATTGGTACTCTGCAACTGATAAGCTCTTGGCTCTGCCTTGGTTGGTAGCCTATGCAAATGAACTTAAAAAATGATTTTCGGGGAGCTTTTGTAGCTCCCTTTTTTAGCGAAAGCGTTGACGGATGCCAAAATAAGATGTACAATGAGCTAGAAAAATATCTCACGGAGGGAAGGAAACATGAGAAAAGTATTTTATGCGCTTGCAGCTGCATCTATGCTTATGGCATCGGTAGCACCTACAATGGCAGAGGAAACCACAGAGGCTCAAACTGTAATCGAAGGAGACGAGGACAGCATAGAGGGAATTGAAGCTCTTTTGCAGCAACTTGATAAGCGCATCGCAGAGTTGAAAACCAAATTAAAGGAGCTGAGAGGTGAAACCGCAGTACAGGAAGGCGATGTAATCTATCAAGATGATATGATTATCTTAACGTATGATGGTATCACAGACGAGTACGGAAGATATGATATCAAGTTTACTGCCGAAAATCTTACCGACAAAAAGATTCGTGTACAAACGGCTGACGCATCTGTAAATGGTATCATGACATACTCAATGCTTGCTGAGGGTATGGAGGCAAACAAGAAAGCAAAGGGAATTTTTACTGTTACGGACGAGGTTGAAGTTGAGAACCTTGAGGACTTGGAAACGATGGAATTTAAAATTCAAGTTCTGGATGATACCACATATCAAGAACTTTTGCTTACCGACCCAATCACTATCAATTTTGATTTGAGTGAGTAAAAGGTGGTGAGCTTATGGCAAAAACAATAAAATGCCCCAACTGTGGGGCGAGTATAAAAGGAAATGCGAAAGTATGCGAGTTTTGCGGCACTCAGTTTTCGGCAGAGGTGCTAAAAGAGAACGAAAAAGCAAACAAAGCAGGGTGTCCAAAGTGTGGTAGTACAAATGTAGCTTTTAGTCGCGAGAAGCAACGTGAGATCACGGCAGGAAAGAACACTGTAGCGATCAGATCAACCGTGGGAGTGTGTAAAGATTGCGGCTATACATGGGATGCAAGTGCAGGAGCGCAGCAACCAAAGGAAAAGAAAAGGACTTGGCTGTGGGTTTTGGGATGGATTTTTATTTTTCCAGTACCTTTAACAATTTTACTTTTACGTCCAACCACTCAGATGGATGCAAAAGCCAGATGCGGAATCATCGTTGCTGCATGGGTGCTGTATGTGCTGATAATCGGTGGATCAGCTGCCAACAACAAGAATGCAGATCAGCCACCACAAACAGCGATAGAAACACAAACGGAGCTTGCAACTGAATAAAATAAATTGAGCTTGCCAGATGGCAGGCTCTTTTTTTATGCGCAAAATTATCGTTTCTGCATCGTGTATCTTTTAAAGCTTGTGTGCGATTATATAAGCAGGAGGAAGAGAGCATGTATAAAAAATATAACCCAAACCCAGAAGCCGCCAGAGTGGGCGACTGCACCGTAAGAGCGTTGTGTAAAGCTCTTGAGCAGGATTGGAATAAGACCTATCTACAGCTGTGTGTGCAAGGCTTGCTAATGGCAGATATGCCATCTGCAAATGCTGTGTGGGGCGCATACCTCAGCAGACGAGGCTTTAAGCGTGGCATTGTATCAGAGGCTTGCCCAGTATGCTACACAGTCGCGGATTTCGCGGCAGAACACCCTCACGGGGTTTATGTGCTTGCTTTAGGCAGCCATGTTGTTGCAGTGGTGGACGGAAATTATTTTGATACATGGGACTCAGGGCAGGAAATCCCCCTCTACTTTTGGGAAAGGAGTGAGGAAAAATGAGTTACCCCTACTATGGCTATCAAAATTTCGGGCAACCGTATAGCCCACCAGTGCCAGATCAGCTAGCGCAGATGAGAATGCAGCAGAGTCCACAGATGCAGGGCTATCAGAATTTCGGGCAACAGCAGCCTCAGCCCTCTGCTGACGACCGCATATGGGTTCAAGGGCAGAATGCAGCAGAAGCCTATCTTGTAGCCGCGAACGGTTTTGTGAGACTGTGGGACAGTAGCCGCCAAGTTTTCTACGAGAAGCGAGCTGACAGTTCTGGACGACCTTATATGGAAACGTATGAGTATCAGCGCAAGGGTGCAGAATCGCCCAACGTAGGCACAGAGACACAGAAACAAGCTGTTGATTACTCAAAAGAGATAAGCGGCTTAAAGCAGCGTTTAGCGGCTCTGGAAGCACACTTTAAAAACGGAGGTAGTGTAGATGATGCAGTTCCAAAATCCAATGCAGATGATACAGCAGTTTAATCAGTTCAAAAAGACTTTTCAAGGTGATCCCAAAGCAGAGGTGCAGAAACTCCTCACCTCTGGCAAGATCAATCAGCAGCAACTCAATCAGTTGCAAGCAATGGCACAGCAGTTCCAAGGACTGCTGAATGGTGGTAAGTAAATCACGCTAAAAAGCGTTGATTATATATCTCATTGAAAGGAGAAAAAAACATGAGTTTAACAAGCGAAAGTATGACTCCTGCCGATATCGCAGCAGTAACAGGTAACTGCGGTGGTAATGGTATGTGGGGCGATGGTGGCGCATGGTGGATTATCATCCTCTTCCTGTTCGTATTTTGCGGATGGGGCGGCAATGGATGGGGAAACAACGGAGGCGCAGCAGGTGCGGCAGATAACTACGTGCTTGCAAGCGATTTTGCAACCTTGCAGCGACAGATTGATAGCTCTACAGCATCGCTAGAGCGCAAATCCGATGCGATCAACAGCGGCTTATGTGATGGATTCTATGCTCAGAACACTACCGCGTTGACTGGATTCTCAAATGTAAACCAGAACCTTTGTAATGGCTTTGCACAGGCTGAGTTATCCAGAGCCAATGGGCAGATGAATCTTATGCAGCAGATGAACGCTAGTAATATCACAGCTATGCAGAATGCAAACGCTTTGCAGTCTCAGCTTGCACAGTGCTGCTGTGATAACCGAGAGGCTATCTCTGGCGTGAATTACAACATGGCAATGAATACCAATGCGGTACAGCACAGCGTAGAGAATGGTTTCTGCCAGACAAACTACAACAATGCTAACAACACACGCGATATCATTGACAACCAGAACAGCAACGCAAGAGCGATCCTTGATGCACTGAATGCGCAGCAGATTGCGGCAAAAGATGCGAAGATTGCAGAGCAGAATCAGCAGATTTTTGGCTTGCAGCTTGCAGCATCTCAGCAGGCACAGAATAACTATTTGGTACAGACTCTCAAGCCTGCACCAGTTCCAAGTTTCCCTGCTGGACAGCTCTACGGCTACATGGGTGGCTGCTGCAATCCGTGCAATAGCTGTTCCTGATAGGGGGTGGCGAGTATGGCAGAATATACGTTAACCACACCTACAGCCGTCCCTCTGGGCGGTGCAGTGCCATATACCAACACAATTATCAAGGGTTGCTGTAACATCAAGCATAGAGCAGGTTCAGGACAGGTGACTGTCAAGGGCGGCACTTGCTGCAATCCTGCAAAGTACCTCGTGTACTTCCATGCCAACGTAACAGGAGTTGCAGGAGCAATTCAGCTTGCATTGTATCTGGATGGCGAGAGGCTACCAGAAACTTTGATGTCTGTTGTTCCTGCGGCTGCTACTGACGTTTGGTCAGTCGATGCAGAGACGGAATTTTGCGTAGACTGCTGCTGTGGCACAGTCTCAGCAAGAGTAGTAGAGGGTGCGACTGTTACGGTTAATACAGCAGAGATAATTGTAAAGAAGGAGGTGGCATAATGGGAACAATGGAAGATTTGAAGCGCATGATTTGCACAGAGCTTGAGGAAATCGCAAAAAAGGGTGAGATGTCCGCAGGTGATCTTGATACAGTGTATAAGCTTATCGTCTCGAAAGAAAAGCTTTTAAGGATTGACGAGCTTGAAGAAAAACTCGGCTATAGTGAGAGCGGACGATATCCGAGATACAGCCGAGACGGTGAGCCAGATGGCGGCAGCAGCTATGGACGGCATTATGTGAGGGCACACTACAGCAGAGACGGCAGAGGACGCTACAGCATGGATGAGGGGCACACGATGCTTGCAGATCAGATCAGAGATATGATTGATAACAGTGATCTGAGCCAGAGTCAGAAAGGCGCACTCAGAAAGGTAATGGAAGCTTTGCAGGAGTGATGATGGAAAGGGGGTAGAGCGATGCTTGATATGGACGAGATAAAAAGTGAGATTGCACGGCTTGAAAATGGAAATATCACCTTTTCAACTGTGGAAAAGCTTGCTATGCTCTACATAGTGCAAGAGCGCAACTCCCCTACACCAGAACCAGAGCCAGTCGAGATACAGCAAATGCCAAAGTATGCGTATGCAGCCGCACCAACTGCCCCTAAATCTGATTTTTTAGAGGCGGTTGGAAAAGTACCGATAGAAAAAGCCTTAGATGTACTGGATGAGCACATGGAAGCAATAAAGCTGCTATATCCTAAGGAGTACAAGGCTGTGATCAATAAAATACTGGCATAAAAAAAGAGGGGAGCACGTAGCTTCCCTCTTTTGCTTTTTTAATCTCTTAAATCATTCTTGCAGTTACATATGGAAATACGTCATCATCTAACAGCTTTTCAAAATCAATTTCTGCAAATGCATCTAAGTTATGCGCGCTGATAGCTGCTTTTCTTTCTCTTTCAGTAGCCTCTCGCAAGGTAGCTTCCTCAAAGTTACGCATAATATGCAATGCCTCCTGCTGATATGCACTATTCTCATTTGCTTTAAATGTGATAGAGTGGCAATCTCTGCCTGTAAACGTATACCATTTTTCCATTTTATTTAGCTCCTTCCTTTAAAATCTTCCTTACAATTCAGTAACAGTCTTGGTTGCATCTTGAATAACCGCACGCTCCAAAAGCGCAGCCACATAATCTGGGCAGCTGCGTGTGCCCTGCTCCCATGATTGCAAGGTGCGTGGTGGGATTCCATACCTTTTGCAAAATTCTTGCTGCGTGTCTCCTAACGCAGCTCGCATTTCTCGAATTTCCATTTACTTTTTATCCTGCCTTTCCTTAATATCCTTTGCTTTATACTCTGATACGATTTCTTTGATCTTCGATTCCCAACCTTGGTTTTCTTTCAAAAATTCTCCAAAGATGGCATCCTCGGCAGCTTTTCTTGCAGCCTTAGCGTTTTCAATATCTTTGTAAGCGCCAAGGGAGTATTGCTTGCCCTTAAAAGTAATGTATGCACGATAGCCACCGTGCCTCCCATAAGATACACCATTGATACCGGTTGTAGAATTAGACCAAATCTTACCTTCTTGAACTGATTTCGCAGCTGCAAGAGAAGAGCCAGAAGCCAAGAACTCTTTTCGCATATCTTGCAAGAAGTTAGCGTTTTTCTTGTGGCATGAAGAACACTGTTTCATCTTCGGCAAGTTAGTTAGATATGCTTCTGTTTCTTGCCCACAAATGGGGCAGATTGCTTTACACATATATACCTTGTAGCCCTTCATTTCTCGTTGCCATACATCTAGCACTTTAAAACCATTTATTATGCTACCAATCTTGCTTTTTGCTTTCTTGGCAGAGTTCTCAGACACTTTCTTTGCAGCCTTCTTGATTGAGTCCTCCTTAAACAAGCAGCCACAAGATAATGTGAGTCCTCTGGTTAAGTTCCACTTGTACACATCTCTAACAGTTCCACATGTGCATTTACAAGTGTAGTAGTTGGGTTTGGAAGAAGGGGCTATTACTTCCCAACTTCCAAATCTATCACCTGCTTGAAGATTATGCTTACTGCTCATAAGCCTTTAGCTCCTCACAGATTTCCTCAGCCTCTTCCTCAGTAAGTTCATACTCAGTCATAAGCTCCTCCTTGTCAGTGCTTCTCCAACCACCATCAAATAAAGCTGCTGCATCATACTGATTGTTCATTGTCTCGTTTCTCATTTCCTTTTACCTTAACCACTCTTTGTGGTTTCCTTTCTTTGTTATGTCTATATAATATCATACAATGTATGACTTGTATAGTGATAAATATATCATGCATTGTGTGATATATTGATATTATTTAATATTTTATTGCTATTATGTTACCATGACATCTGACAAGGTGACATAATAGCAAAAAGTAAGTACAAAAAAATTGCACAAAAATTTAAACAAAGTACACCTTGTCGACTGAGTGGCGCTTGATCTCGATTTTCCTCACGACTCTGTGCCAAAAATCTCGCTTTCCCTGTCTTGATAGCTGCTCGTAAATTTCCCTCCAGTTATCTGGCATCTGGCTGACTGGTAGCGCAGGTGCTGCCAAACTCTCAAGCTCTGCAAGCTGTGCTTTCAGCTCTTTTGTTTTTTCGAGATACTCAGCACGGCTCATATCACCATCAAGGTATATATCTTTCAGCCGTTCCAATCTCCCCTTGATCTTCTCAATTTTTCCCTCGGTGCTTTTTGCTTTCGCTGCAAGCTTCTGAACGCTTGCGTTATAATCTATAATCAACTCTTCCAGATGATCTATCATGTAGCTTTCCAGATTATGCTCCATGATGAATGCAGCGTTTTTGCATTCTCCTCTCCGCACAGTTCTCATGCGGCATTGATAGTATAGCTTTTCCTTTGGTTTGCCGTAACTTGTATAGCAAGTACACTTGGAACCCATCCTTGCACCACAGCTTGCGCAGAAGATCAATCCTGTAAAAATATATACTCTGTCTGCTTTTGGCTGCCTGGGATAATGCTGCCTTGCTTGCTGTATAAGCTCATGTTGTGCAGGTGTGATATATCCTGGCACTGATACACCATAGTAAGTGCCGTAGTACGGCTCTTTATCAAGCAAAAAATGAGCGGTTTTCCGAGACATTTTCAGCCCCTTTTCGGCAGCTGCATCCATGGCTTGCACTGGGCTGCATGTGTTTAGGTAGGTGTCAAAAAAGGTTTGCATAGCATCCTTAGTCTTTGGATCAAAGTCTATGGTAGATGCTGATGTGCGGATATATCCGAGCGGCATCTTACCTACTATGATATATCCCTGCGATTTGCGATACTCGTTAACCGCTCTGATACGCTCTGAGGTGCGGTCTGACTCAGCTTGGGCGATACTCAACATGATGTTAACTTTAAACACACCTGCGGACGTTTCCGTCTCGTAGTCCTCCCAGATAGCTCTCCAAGGCACTTTTGCGGCATCAAGCTGACTCTGTACCTCATAGTAGTCCGCAACGGAGCGAAACCATCTATCGAGCTTTGTGAAAAGGATGATATCAATTTTGTGATCTTTGCAATCCTGTATAAGTTGTAGCAGCGCAGGACGTGCTTTGTACTTCTTTCTCGCACTAATGCCTGCATCGTTGTAGATGCCTGCAACTTCCAAACTGTTCTCGCGGCAATACTTTTGCAGCGCATCAATCTGGCTATCTACTGATAAGCCGTGATCTCTTTGCTCTGCGGTTGATACACGCACATATATAGCCGCCCTTTTCTTTCCTTCCATTTCCTTTTCTGTATCCTTTCTTACTGTGTCACGTTTACATGATTAGTCATGTAAAAAGTGTTAAAAAAAGTATTATATCGCTTTCCTCTTTGTGTTAGCATAAAAACATCTTTTTTTTAAGGAGGTGCATCATATGGATAGAAAGGAGCTTATAAAAAAGATATCTAACCTGCTGCAAACCTTTGATCTTGTCACACTGTTAGCCATTTACCGCACGCTTAAACGCGTACAGAAAGGAGCCGTAAATGAAAAAGATGCTGATTAAAAAGATAACCGATATGCTACAAACGCAAAGCGAAGATGTGTTGCTGTTGATCTACGAAATCTTGCTTAAGATGTAGCGTGTTTGAGTGCTTTGAGGTTGCCCAGTATGTGCCCGAAGATTTCTGCTTGATCTTCCGAGAGTTGCAAAACATACTGTACAGCCTCAATTGCAACTTGGTAACGCTCTGAATCCGAGTCAAGCTGTCGCAGTTGGCTTGCAATGTTGGAGATTTCCGTGCATGATGCAGCCTGCATTTCGCCTTTTCCAGTCCGCAGCCACTCCTCTCTAATGCCGAATCTCTCGCAGATCAGCGTGATACTCTGCGCACTTGGCTTGCTTTTTCCATTGCATATCTTTGAGACAGATGCTTTAGAGAGATTCAGCGTCCTTGCTAGTCCTACTTGCTTAATTCCCTTCAACCTTAGCACTTCTTGCAATCTATCATGCAATTCCATTTCTTTTCGCCTCCCTTCTTTCTTATATTATAGCACAAAGTATTTCCGAAGTAAACAGTGTTATTTCATATGTTAAACAAAACACCAAAAGAAAAGGAAACCAGATTGTTCTGGCTTCCTAAATACGGAGAATTATTGAGTTCTTTTCACACAATGCCCCTCGTGCCGAAAGGTAAACACGAGGGGCAGACAGAAAGGATAAAGGTACTTGCCTTTTGTGGTTATCCCACATAGAGAAAAGTATAAAAGATGTATGAACCCTTTACAACCCTAACTATAAGTGCGATGAAAAAAAAAAGCAAGGACTTTTTTTAAGTCCCTGCTTTCTTTTTTTTACTTTTCTTTTTTGCTTATCGCAGCATTAAGCTTGCGGATCATGTCCAACACAGCTTGCATTTGGGTTTCATCCAGCTGCAAAAGAGTTTTGTTTAATGCAACTAAAAAGTTGTATGTCTCTGGATCGGTTTCTTCTTTGTGAAAAAGTTGTGCTGTGATAGCAGCTATTTCTTCTTGTTTTGATGTGGGTGCATACATTTCCCCTTCACCAGTGCGAAACCAATTTTCATTTATTCGAAACTCCCTGCAAATGTCTTTTATAACACGGTCTGCAATTGGGTTTCTACCTGCCTCCATTAGATATATATAGTTCTTAGTCAGGTTTATTCGCTTTGCAAATTCATCTTGCGTAAGCTTTGCGGCTTTCCTTATTTGCTTTAGTCTCTCTTCCATGCAAAAGCCCTCCTTTCTACTTCATTATAAAGCATACTCTTAAAAGTGTAAAGAGTAAAAATCTTAATTTTTCACACTTTTTTATCTAAAACCTATTGACAAGTCTTAAAAATTAAGATATACTAGTCTTAGAAGTTAAGATAAAGCTTCACAGAAAGGAAGGAAACAAAATGGCAATCGCAAATTACAAGAGCTTTATTACAAGATTAGGAAAAATGATCTGCAAGAACTTCACAGATAGTGAGTTCGTCAAAACAGAATTTGATGATGAATTTAATTCTAACACAGCTTATTTTACTATCAACGGATATTCTGCATGGGCATGTATCTATGATGATGATGATGTCATTACCGTATATGTTGCTAGCACGCACACAGTCGAAATCAAAATTGACGGTACACAGAAAGATGCTATGGCAACAGCCGTTCGTAGAATCGAAAGCCTGTTAGATGAAGCAGAAATTAAAAAAGCAGAGATAGATAAAAAGGCTGAGGAAGAAGTGAATGCAGATAAGCAGGAAGCAGAAGAGCCGCAACCTACTCCAGAGGAAACCGATAGAGAAGTAACATATATCGACTTCAAGCCAGAGCAGGACTACAGTGAAGAAGAGCCAAAGGTAGAGAATAGCAAGGTTAAAGCAGCTGCACAGTACCTTAGCAACAAGATCACAGGATGGTACGAGAACGCAAGAATTGATTACGGTGTGAACGGTAAGTTCCTTAGCTGCAAGGCAGAGGGTGAAAACGGTATCCGCATCAACTGGGAAGAGGAGGGCAAGGAGTACACAATGGTGATCAACTGGTTCACTGAGTACACCACAGAACACCTCTATAACATTTGGATGGAGCAGGGCGTAGAGGTTGAGGAAGTTGAGAAACAGCCAAAGGAAGAAGATCAGCAGGTAGTGACCATTGATAACACACAGCTTTTCCTCAAAAATCTTACAAAGAGCTTCGATGCAGCAGGATTTGCGACATCTTACAAGGAGCTTTATCAGGGTACATATAGTATACATGCTATAGCAGATCAAGGAGTCATGGTAGATGTAGGTTTTAACGAGGGAGTACCTTGCAAGACGTCAGCAAGTGCAGTTGTATATAGCGGTACAGATTGCATCATCATCGACTGCACAAAGTACAACACTGAGACAGAGTTTATCAAGGCTATTATAGAAAAGGTTATAAGTGCCAGTATCAAAGAAAAGGAGCTTTTTTCCAAAGCAACCAAGTTTTTTGAAAGTACAGATAGTACAGACAATAAGGTGCGAAAGCTCCGCAAGGAGTTTAAACAGTGGGAACTCTTGCAGGAAAGAGAAAAGGAAGCAGATGAAGCTTACGAAGCAAACTACAAGAATAAGGAGCTTGAGAAAGCAGCAGATGAAGCTTTCGAAGCTGAGTATAAGCAGTACGACAAGATAGCACGCATGATAGCAGAGCTTATTAACGTAGAGGTACTTACTGCAAAAAGTATGCTTACCAATAGGGCAGAACGTGTTAAGAAAATCTTAGGACTGTAAAGCCTTTGCTGACCTAACGGCATGACGGGGAGGAGGATATAAAAATGAGTGAAAAGACAGAAAACAGACTGAGAACCGAGCTAACCAAGCTTGATGAGCTTGTAGCAAAGAGTATACACCTGCTTGGAGAATGCATGAACGACCCAGAGAGTGAAGTAAAGAAGAGTGCATATCATGAAACATGCATGATGATCAATAATCAGTTTACAGACTGTGCAACTCTTCTTAGAGATTATGGATACGCTCCAGATTTTGAAAAAGCTGTCAAGCTGTTGAGAAGTGTGGGCGCATATAGACTTTCTAAGGCTGTTTGATAGTTCAATGCAGGGAGGTGAGGAAATGTTTTATATCAAAGGGCAGGAAGTCAACAGCTTGGGAGATTTGCCAGAGGATAGCCGTAAAGAGGCGGCACATGACATCCTCACCGAGCTGTACAAGGTATGGTGCAGAGAGCATGGGATGCAGCTTGAGAGCATCGAGGTGAGCAGAAAGAAGAAGGAGGATGTGGGTGCATAAGTACGAGGTATGTTTTTATATAGATTGGCAATTGGTAGCAGGCTGCATCATTGAAACCTATGACAAGGATAGTGCAGAAAAACTAGCAACTGCCAAATTGCAAGACGAAATCAAAGAAATAGAAAATGCACTGAATGCAAAGGTTAATCGAACTTTTGTATCACAGTTACCAGATAATCAGCATAAAGGAAAGGAAAATTAAAAAAATGAAGAGTTACAAGGGATTTAACAAGGACATGACTTGCCGTGATTTTCAGTATGAGGAGGGCAAGGAATATGAAGAGACAACGGCAGAGGTATGTGAAAAAGGATTTCATTCCTGTGAATATCCTCTTGATTGCTTCCGCTACTATGATCCTGCTCACAGTGTATACCATGAAGTGGAAGCAGACGGTGAAATAGACAAGGCAGATGATGGCACAAAACTTGCATCTGCCAAACTCAAGATTGGTGCTGAGTTAAACATAGCAGGGCTTGTTAAGGCTTCCATTGAGTACACGATTAAGCATACTAAAAAGGAAGCAGGAGCTGTTGAACCCTGCGGAGCATCAAGTGCCACAGGCTACAAAGGAGCATCAAGTGCCACAGGCAACTACGGAGCATCAAGTGCCACAGGCTACTGCG